ATAATAATCCCTTTACTTCTATTTCTAAATAGTCTATAGGATTTTAAGAGGGGCTATTTTACAAAAATCGGAACGTAATGATAAATGGAAAGAAATAAAAACTAATAATAGTGCTTTTATTATTTTTTGATAAATAGGAAAGTTAAAAATCAAATGCTAAGTATTTTAAGTTAAACCTCTCACCCTCCCTATCTAGTTTTAATCAATAGCTCTAACCAATCTACCTTGCCCATAAACTTCCAAAGAAGTACAATCGCCCATCATTCTTATCATACGAAAATAATCCTCAGAATCCACATCATCAGCAATAAAATAACGCCCATCTTTAAATAAAACAATAAACCGCATTTTATAAGCAACAACCCTCTCTTTTGGAGGAAAAAGAAGATCAGTAAACATTGCTGCACCTACACCAATAGCTGCACCTAAAGACCCCCCCAAAGCACCAACTCCACCCCATAATAGCTTATTTGTTTTAGGTAGTTCTTCACTCTCTGAGTCAACTGAGATAAGTCTTAGCTCTTGGCACTGGTCATAATATATGGTTGTTGCATCAGATATATCATTTACCGTACGTTTAGCATTAGGAAGCCAAAAACTACCAAGTTCTATTGAACCGTACGTTCCAGATGCAAAATTAGTATCTATTATATTAAATCGACCAAACATACCAACCTCCCTAAAAAATCCTATAGCATTTTACATTGGGCTTTTATTTAATGCACAAACTTAACAACAGAATAATTATCAAAAACTTGCACTTTGGCTAAGTTTTGTATACTCTTTACCATTGTTTTGTAGTCCTCTTGTTCACTAACACCCACAAAATACAACCCATCTTTAAATCGTACACTAAACTCAATATCATACCCAACTACTTTTGTCCCGGGCGGATTAAAATAATCATAAACCATTCCTGATAATACACCTAAAACAGCCCCTATAGGACCAGCAGGAGCACCAAGAATACCTAATAAGAATTTATTCGATTTAGGAGCTTGCTCTGTTTGTACATATCCGTTAAGTAATCTTATCTCACTACAGTTTTCATAAGAGAACAAGGCTCTATCTAATTGATGTGCTTCTGGTAGTAAAAAACCATAAACACCATCATTTCCCCTTGTACCCGACAAGAAATTGCTATCTATGATTTTAAACATACCAACCTCCCTAAAAAATCCTATAGCATTTTACATTGGGCTTTTACTTAATGCACAAACTTAACAACATCATAATCACCAAAAATCTGTAATGTTTCAAATGCTTGTATATATCTTATCATTTGTTGGTAATCCTCTTTTCTCATAGTACCTACAAAATAAGAACCATCTTTAAATAACACCACAAATTCAACATCATACCCACTCAATTGTCAAAACAAATAATAACCTATTGATATTAAATAAGATTTAAATATTATTTTTGATACTCTACCGTTAAATTTACCGTTAATACTTAGCTATAAAGCAATAAGGAATATATGTTTAGCAACCTAATGCATACTATATTATCACTCTTTATGAATACTCTCTACATAATCCTGTAAAGCATTTAACTGTCTAATAGCCTTATCTCCTCTTTCTGTTATTCCGATAAGGCGTTGAGCAGTTCCTCTGTCAATGTCGGCATATGCTTTTGCATTGTCCACGCTGGTGGTTTGGGTATTTTGGCGGGTGCATACACTGGCTTGATTGATGGCGACACGCAACCGCTTATTGCCAGTGCTAATATTATGTTTAAGCCGATTAATTTCAGTTTGTGCATGGTTTAATTCCTCGTAGTGTTTTTTATCAAGTTCATTTACAGTAGATTGCCATTTAGCCTCTAAGGCTCTAGCTTCTTCATTTCGTTTAGCTATTTCATTGTTCATTACTGTTTTCATAGCGTTATAGCCTTGATTGTACTGATACCGACCATAAAGCAAGCAAGCGGAAATAGCAGAGACAACAATAACCCCTCCTAAAATAGCTTTATTTTTCATATTATTTATAATCATCATATTTTCCTTAATTATTTATTAAATCTTTAATTGCCATAATAAAATTAGGCAACCACCATAACACAATCGGTACAACAGTAGCAAAACATAATGTCCAGATAGTTTTACGGATTTCTTTCGATGGCATATTTTCAGTTTGCATAAACATTCCTAGCAATTTAAACATAAATCGGTTATACTCTTTCATGAATTAGAATTCCTTTACATGAGGATATTTATCACCCAGCAAGAGTTCTCGCTCAAGCTGGGTTTTTATCACTATCGAATAGATTGAATAAAATCAGGCAATACGGCTACTAACCCCACGATAAAACTACATATCAACACCGCCCATAAAAAGTATCCTACTTTTTTGGATTTATCCATTAATTCAAGCATTTTTCTTAGCTCCTTGATTAATTTAAAAAAAGACAATACAATATCCATAAACATATAATTCTTCCTAATAAAAAACCCAGTACGAGTTGCCGCTCAAACTGGGTTTAATTTTTACTACCACCATCTAATCGCTGTTATAAAAGTTCCTAAAACAAAAACAAACAGAATAAAAACCAATGTATTAATTAAGTACCTAAAAGACTTTGACTGCTCATATTTATCTAGCATTTCAGTTACCTTTAAAACTATGTTAAAATTCATATGAAAACCTAATAAATGTTAAATTTTTGTTGTTCAACCACAAACCCTAGTTACTCGTAATAACTAGGGTTTACTTTTGATGAATGAATAATAAATTAGAGCAATAAGAAAAAGTACCTTTTCCTATAATCCATTAAGACACAGCTCCCGTTCTGCCAAACGCCTGTTATATAACCCTTGTACAAACCGACCATTGGCATAGCTCCACACAGGCTTACCATCAGCACCATGAGCCAATGCATCACAACCTGCCTTAATCTTACCTGCATTAATCAATCGCACCGCACGACTCTGGCAGGTAGCATTCACCCCTACATTATGTGCATGACTACTCAACGCATCAAACACATGTTGCGTAATCCCTTGGTTACGAATACACATCGCTAATTTCTGTTGTGTTTCTACCGTCACTTGCTTTTCTACTGCATCACACTTTTCTTTTGACCAACGCTCCCCGACCACAACAGGATAAGGACTTGTCCACTTCGTAATCCCCTTGCATACCGTTGGCAGCCCCCCAGCTAGCTTATCGGCATACACCACATATTCACGCCCTTCCCATCGGGCTAAAAAATCCATAAAAAAAGGCGTTGCTGTCGCAATCGCCCCTGTTGTTAATAACGCAACAATACTCTTTTTCTTCATACCTTTTCTCCTCGTTGATATGCCATTGTTCTCGCCTTTAACTCATCAATCCGTGCTTGACTCTCCATTCGCTCTCGCTTATCTCTTCGCCGTTGAAAATACACATTCATCGCCAACCCCAAAATTGCCACTGTACTCGCAATAATAGAAGTCCAGTTCCAATTAGTGATACTTGAAAATATCCCCGTTAAACCTGAATAAATGGTCGTATTAGTAGATACCGTAATCCCTACCGTATCAGGGATTCTATTTAAAAAATTCATCAACAACCTCTTAATAAAAAAGACGGATATTCAATACCCGTCTTTACTCACACACTACCAATTACTGCGTAATAACCTTACCACCAGCAAACATAAAGCGATCGGCTAATTCATAACCAGCTTGATAGTTATACTCGTTTTCTACTCGTTCCGCGTCTGTTGCAATAAGCTGTTCCGCAATCCATGCTAGCGTATCACCTGTAGGCTTACCTTTTAGCACTACGGAATAAGTCGCTAATGCTTGTGCTTCTGCATGAGATAATGCCTCTTTATTAAAGTAAGATGCCACCGTAACTGTTACTACATCATCATCTACTTGTACCGTATAGGCTTTAATCTTATGAGCAGATAGCGGTACATAGTAAGGTGTACTAAGCACTTGTTTTTCAATAATCATCATATTAAGACTCCATAAAAAAAGCCCTCAAAATGAGGGCGTAAAAAAACCGACTATTGTCGGGGTTAAAAATTACTGTTTAGGGTACTTTCGTTTGATTTCTTCAATTTGAACTAACCACTCTTTTGTTTCCTTAGGAAGTTCAATTCCTTGTCCCTGTAAGGATTTAAACCCTTTATAAATTGCATCAAGTTGATGACCAATTTCAGGATAATCAGATGATCGTAATGGTTCATACGGTTCATTGTGCTTGATTTTCATAAGTAATACTCCAATCTAAATAAGGAAAAGCAGATACGGTAATTTCATAAGTACCTAGTTGATTAAACTCTAATTCCGCTTTATCATCTGTACATTCATAAATTTTACCGTTAATAGTAATTTCACATGGGACTGGTAAATTTTGTAAGGTGGCATTTTTTAGTACCGTTTGTTGTGATGGTCTTTCTGTTACTATCCCATTCTTAACGTAATGGATAGACATATCCGCATTAACCCCAAGCAAAAAATGCTCCCCTCGATTTAACCAAACAGACCCTAAATCACCATCTAATATACTGATAATTCGTCCTGTTTCGTTATCATAATTAATTAGCTTTGCCATAAATTATCCTTATTTCATTGTGCCAAAAATAACAATAGATAAATCTGAAATTGGCATATTTTTTAACTCCGTCCTTCCGTGACGGTTTTCTATTTCTATTTTAATTGCATGACTACCTACTGGAATATCAATAGTAAAACAAGCATTTATTTGACCTCTACTATTTATATATAATTGAGGAATACCGTATTCATTCCTACCACCGCCAGAGCTTTGCCAACCATATTGTCTTGTTATTCTGTTTACTCCATCTACCGATACAACTAATTTCGAGCCATATCCGTTACCCGCATAACTATTTATACTAATTGGTCCTTTTTCAATAAAAATAATAATCTTACTTTGATGTGGTACATGGAAATTAAGCGTTTGACTATCTGATAGACCAAAATAACTCAGATGTCTAGAAATAGCCCCATCTTTAATCTTAATCGTATCAACGGATAAATTTTGAATATGTGCTTCGGTAATAGCAGCATCAGCAAGTACACCAGATTGAGCCGTAATCGTCTTAGCCGCTAATTTATCAGCCGTAATACTGTTAGCAACCACTCTATTACCATGTAACGTATTGGTAATAATACGGTCGCCATTCAGACTATTAGCAACTATTCTATTGCCATGAAGGGTATTAGCCACAATCCTATCCCCATTAACCGTATTAACCGCTAATTTATTACCATGAATACTCCCATCTACAAATAAATCCCCATTAATCCCTACTTTATTATTTGCCACAATAAAGACAGGCTTAGGGCTACTGTCTTTGACATCTTTAGCAATCGTAAATCTATCGGCTAATACAATAACAGAGGACTCTACTGCTTTACCACTGCTCTCTACCCCTAATTTAATACCGGCAATCGCTGTTTTACCATTGGCAATCGCTTGTGTCTGGATAGAATGAGTGGCTTTTACCTTTCCATCAAGCGTTGCAACGGTATTACTCACTTGTCTGACTTGAGTGGAGTTATTACCAACAGAAGAGGTCAAGCTATCAATGCGTTCACTTAATGCTTTATCAAGCGTTGTTATCGTACTACTTAGCTGTTTTACTTGTGCAGTATTATTGCCTACAGTAGTTTGCATAGTGTCAATACGCTCACCTAGTGCTTTATTTGTGGTACTAACCGTTTTACTTAACGCACTATAGTTAGCTTCTGTACTCCCTACTCTACTTGTTAGCTTATCAATTGCGGTCGCTTGTGCTTTTGTCACATTAGCCTGTGTCGTTCTATAGTTATCTAAGTCTGCTAATACTTTTGCAATATCTCCTTCAACATCTTCCGGTGCCGGTGTCCAGTCTGTCGCAATTGTGCCAGATTCTAGTTTTAAACTATGAAACTCAACCCATTGTCCTATCGCTCTATTTCTAAACCCAAAAAGAATATAGCCTTGTTCAGTCGTAAAGTGTGCCGTAAAGGTAAGTTTATATAATCTAAAGTTTGTTTCATCACCTGATACGGTAATCGGTGTAAGCAATTGATTACTACCATCTAAACGCATTAAATAGCAATAATTCAATAGCGTTATATTACCCCTAGCATAAAATGACAGTGTGTATTGCTTACCTTGTTCAAAGTGACTTTTACTAAACTTCGCATGTGAAGCAATACCGGAATGAACTGTATCTTGTGTTGAGGTAATTTTTATGGCTCTACGCTCTTTCTCTGTTGAAAAAGTAATCGTTGATTTTCCCCAACGATAATAATCGGTAAATTCACTATTCTGGATTAAGTTACGCCCACCCACACTTAAATTATCAATTCTTGCGTTAAGGTTTTGATTTACTTCATTTAGGCTTTGCCCCTGAGTCGTGATAGTACGCTGTATGACGGTAATATTACCCTCAACAACACCCACCCGTGTCATCAGATTATTAAACTGTTGAGCCTGTGCTAAATCTTTGCCCGCTTGTGTTTTTTGATAAGCCGTTAAATCAGCAGCAACTTTCGTTACATTACTATCAACATCTTCCGGTGCCGGTGTCCAGTCTGTCGCACGATTACCTTTTTCAAGTTTAATATTTTTAAATTCAAATTGTTCAGGGGTATTACTTCTAATTTCAATGATGATATTCCACAATCTATGCCCTGCCTTTAATGCAGGAACAACCCCTGTTAATGATAACTTTTCCCACTTATTCGCTTTTGTATGTTTAAAATAACGATAAATAGGATTAGATGACCGATTTACGCCATTTTCTGTATAAAATTGACGTACAAAAGCCCTGATAAAACTGCCTGATATTGAACTGGCTTTTACCTCAAAAGAAAGCGTAATCTCTTGTCCCTCTACTAGCAATTCTTCCAGTAATGTATTATCAGTTGAACGTTGATAATAGAACGCCCACTTATCAGGCGTAATCGATTTCAATGTAAGAACAGTATCGGTTCTTTCCATTTCCCCTTGAACTTGATCGCCATGTTTACCAAACTTCCAAAAATCAGTATTGGTTAGCTGATGGGTGGCTCGTAAAAAATTTCTACCCCCGATATTTAAATTATTTATTTTTGAATTAAGATTCTGGCTAACCTCATTTAAACTTTGACCTTGAGTGGTAATGCTGCGTTGCATAGTCGCTATATTTCCCTCTACCGTCCCGATTCGGGTTACTAAGGCATCACGTTTGGCGGCTTCGGCTTTCGTTTCATTCACCCTAGCAACTTTTTCCGTCTCTATAGCGGATAATGCCTTATCTGCTTTGGCGGTTAAGGTCGTGATTTGTTGGGCTTGCTGTTTATCCGTATTTTGTAATTGCGTAATAGCGTTCCCTCTGGTTTGTGCCTCCTGCTGCAATGCTTTTGTACGATTATGTGTTTCAGCCTGAATAGCTTGTGTTCTATTTTTAGTTTCTTGCGTAATACGGTTAGATAATGTACTTATATCATCTAACATGGTTTTATCCATATTAGCGCGTGGTAGCGTAAAGTCCTTTTTAAATGCTGATGCATCTAAGGTTGCTTTTTCTATCATCTCACCGCTAATTTTTAATTGTAACGGGCGAGTAATAAACGACCCACTCATATTTAAGCTATCTTTCCCGAACGTATCATATCCGGCACACCAGATATAGTAGTCTTTAATTTCCAGTTCTTTATTATTAATTTGCTGGAAAAACACCATATTAGAAACCGTATCTAAATAGACATTATCCAGTGCTGGTACAAAGTCAGCTTTATCACTAATCCAATACAAAAAGCCTGCAAAATCTTCTTCATTGGGCTTATGGCACGTTAAGGTAATGGCTTTTACATTAGGGGTAATTTCAATCCCTTGTAATGCCCCTATTTGGGGGTTTGTGCCGGTTACTTCTACCCACTCTGATTTAGATTGTCCTTTACCTAATGCCCGTACTTTAAAGGTAAGGCTACGCACTAGACCACCATCTTGACGCATATCGGCATTACTATAGCTATAGGTTAAGGTATCACCGATTTTAACGGTGCGGCGTATTGTACCGTTAGAAAGTACCTGTACCTCATAGCCTGTTGCCTGAACAACACGCTCCCATTTGATACGAACCGTTGATTGATTAAACCCACCCATAATCGCTAAACCTGTTGGGTTAGGAATAGCAACCGCCGTACCGACTACCACAAATTCTTGCGTATAGGTACGACTCATGCGGTTATGCGCAAAGGGGCGGATTTCTACCCCTAATACGTCCCCCTCTCTGGCTTCAACGGTTGTACTATAACCATGCACACGTTGATTGACTAATACCGCTCCTGTCTCTGTGTTATATATCACTACATCAGCATTGGCTTCTTCACTCATCACCCAAGTAAGCGTTACTTGTGTTGTACCGTTTTTTTCATCTATCACACGTTCAGTTGTATAGGCATCAAATACTTGTATTGCCGGTAAATCCTTTGCGTCTTTTCTAGGCACGGCTTGATAAAGATTATTTTCCGCCTTGAAATAATCAGGGATATATTCAATCGCTTCAAATCTGACATTACCGTTTGATTGAGGCACAACCGATTTAATCTGTAATTTAATACCGGGGGTTTTTACAGGATCATATTGCCATAACCAGTCCTCCGCTTGCCCGACTTCACCAAACGTCCAACCGCCTACTACCGTTAATTGATTGCCTTTTGCATTGACTTTAACCGTATAAATCTGGTTATAAGGATTGCGTAAAGATAGCCAAGCCCCTTTTTTCTCTGCCACTTCACTATCAATGGTAATGACACCTGTAGTGGTATCAACAGCTATTAGGCGACCCCCGGCAGAATAACTGGTTAAATCATGTGTCAGTTGTGCCACATCACCTCGGGTTAATACCGCCCCCTCAATATCCATTTCAAAGGCGTATTGTTTGCGGTGATAGTGCTGACTGGCGGCTAAAAGATTCGCTTCTCTACCGGCTTGATTTTCATCTGTACACCCCTCTAAATCTAGCGTAATCGGGTTATTCGTTTGCTGTACACCCGGCACAGTTTGACGAACAACAGACTTTTCCCAGTTCTTTTCTTTATCAAAGAAATTAACAATGATTTCATCCGCCACATCGGTATTAATCACTTTATAGCTAAATGAGCCGGCAATAATATTAGCCGGGGTTAATAGCGTTGTAACGGGTAATTTATCACTATCCCAAATCACCCCACGCTTGCCTGTTTGCCATGTGGTAGAGGCGCGTCCTGCTCGTGCAATGGTATAGTAAACTTCTTCTACATTCATCTTACGGTCAAGTACCCAGTTAAAAGTGAGGTTTTTACGCTCGCAAAACTCCGCCCATGCCTTAATCGCTTCAATATCAATACGATTATCAGGTAAACATTCCCCATAAAGACGGCGATAGTTAATATCCCGTTTACCTCTTGCCCACCATAAAAACCACCATGCAGGATTAGAGGTTTCTTTTTCCTCCCATGCACTACCATTCCAGACAGGGCATTTAGCCGAGGCAATCGCATTTAAGACATCAATTTGACCGTTTAATTGGCTGGTCGCTTTAATCCGTACCGCAAGACGTAATTGTCCTGTATAGTCCGCTTCATCAACCTGTGTGCAACGTATTTGAGCAATATTCGCTTTATTGCTTTTGCGTGTGGTCGCAATATCTTTAGAAAGTTTTCTAAAGCGGATTTCATACTGCCCACGTTCTACCGCTGTTTCAATGGTGTGTCGTGTCGGTTTTTGTGAGCTTTTACCCTGAATAGCGGTAATCCCTGACCCCTCATAACCACCATAAGGGTCAGGGGCTGAACCTTGCCATAATAAAGCACCACGCTTAAATCCTCCTCTTCTATTGGACGAATAGGGAATATAACGCCATGTATATTCTTCACAAACCTCTACTTCTTCCTGATACCCATAACGTGTTACGCTTAGTTCTTTGTGGCAAATACGCTCTTTATCACCTGCCTTATGTTCATCAGGACGAGTTGAACCATAACGGACTTGTTGCCAAACCGGGACTGTTGTTCTTCCATCTTTTCTCTCTTGTGTCGTATAACGACCAAGCGACCAATACCTTTCAGCCCCTACCCCATTATGACCACCTAAAGGTCGCCAATTCGTTTCCCCTACCTTACGATATTGGGCTTCTACTTGTAGGGTCATATTAACTTCATCACCTTTGTCGTTAATATCGTACAGATTACCTGCCAAATCAGCCGAAATAAAGGTTGTATCACGAGGGGTTGTTCGCTCTACCCAACCCATATCATGTTTAAGCTCAAAACCATCTAAGACATCAACATTGCCCGATACTAGCGACAACTTACCATCATGTAAAGAGCGGTTAATTTCTACTTCTTGATAGTTATTAATATCCGTATCACCAATGCGGATAGTCTCAAGGTTTAAATCGGTTTGTAAGCCAAAATGAAAGGCTTGACTCAGATACTGATCATCACCCGAAAATGAGGTGTAAGGCTTACTTGCCAAGAACGGTACAACCTTATGGCGACCAAATACCAATAACATAGGACCATAGGGATTAGCCTGATTTCTACCTGCATTAATGCCGTATGTAGGGCTTTGCTCTTTGTCTTTCATCGCTGGCATTTGTGGCTTAGGTGGAGGGAACAAAGCATTAAGCAGTATAGTTCCACCCATCATAATTAAAGCACCACCAACTGCCGCCGCCATATTACCAGTTAAGCCCATTGCCACACCTAGTGCACCACCAAACCCGGCAGAAGCGACCACCAAAGCAACCGTAGCAACAAGGCGTAAGACCTTACCTCCTCCGCCACCGCCTAAAGCAGACGAACGGAAAACAATATCATCACCCTCTTGTAAGATATATTGTCGCCAATCGTGCATGGCTAAAGCACCATTAATCAGTACAACAATAGAACCTTTAGGTACTTCAATACCGACACGTTCAACATACTGTCCTAATGTTTCACCCGTTTTAAACTTTTCGTAATAATAAAGGCGACCATCACCAATTAAGGGGTGTGGGTTACTTACTACTATTGGTTTTACATTTGTTTCCATTGATAAAAACCCTCTAATTCATATCCATACTGTGCCATCTCTCTAAGTCTTGTTAAAATCACAAAACCACTTCTTTGGTCGGCATGTAATATCCAATCTTCACTATCGATTCGCACATAAACACCTATGTGAAAAAAGCGTTTACGGCATAAAAAAAGGACGGGGTTTCCGTCCTGCTTTTTGTCTGTCTTGACCGCTAAATCATCTTTGTATAGCTGTAAGGCTCTTGCTTGTGCATAGACATTGGCGTTATAGCTAGGCTTTTGGATAAGATAACCAAACTCCGCCCCCACTCGTATAGCCAATGCCATACAGTCATTCTCTTCGCTATAGGTTTCACCAATATATTTTTCATACCATTGCATGATTAAAATATCCCCGGTGCGGTTTGAGGGGTAAAAAAGACACCTACCGCATGAGCGTGTAAAGAGTTAGTTCCTACTTTGATTTGCCCTGAAATTTTATTCCTATCCACTGAAATACCTGATAATTCAAAATCAATATCGACTTCCGGGTGTGGGTCTGATAGTAACGTCTGCATCAGCCTAATACGCACCCCCCGACCACCATCAGCCTCATTTATCCATTCACTTAGGGTTAATTCTCTACCGTCTCCACCGTCAAGCAATACGCCTCCAATGTTATTAATGCTAATTGTTCCGGCACTGACAACTTGATCCTCATCATTGGGTAGCGTAAACTCAAACGGAAACCCTAACCACCGCTTACCAAATACCTCTACATCAACCACATCATCATTAACATAGATTCGCTCTTGCATTTGAGGGTGATAGATTTCTAATAAGGTTAATAAGCGTTCTGGGGCATTTACCGTTACAAGGTTATTGGTGTATGTATTACTCATCTATACTCTCCTATACATCTATCGTTTCCATTTCACAGCTAACCTCCCAAATCTGCTTTTCCCTTAGTTTTAAACTAAACTCCCATTTAGGATTAATAAATCGGCATGTCTTAGTCACTAATGACATAGGATCGTGATAGCTAAAATACTGCGTCCCATTACCAATAGATTTAAGCCATTGCTCAAAGAGTTGCTTGTTTTTAAGTCCCTTTAGAAGAATAGATCCTTTATATGTTTTTAAGGGAACACTTCTTCCCGGACGCTGCTTTTTCAATCCACTATCCATATCAGATTGCTGAATGTTATAGTCCAGCTCTTCTGCATATCCCTCTCTTAAAAACTTGGCATAGCTTGGAAACTTTTCCATATAATCCCCTTATGAAGATTTCATCACTGATTTTAATTGTTGGGCATATTGTCCATTACCATTTAAATCTGCCAACATAATATCAATCACCATACGACCTGAGGCATCTTTACTCATCTTGGCATTACCCGTCATTGGCTGACTGCCATTATTATGGATATTTACAATCACATCAGACGGTCTTTGTTCACCCATCATCGGTTGTAAAGCAGGTAATAGATTAACACTACCAACAGCCCCTCCCATTGCGCGATACTGTACACGTCCACTATTAATTGCTTCTAACAGTTTAAGATTCGCTTTAGTGGCGCGAGCATTAATCACAAACTCCCCGTTAGATAGCATAGTAGGGATAGAATCACTCGTACCTGTTCCCGGTCCTCTTACAAAGCCTCCTGTTGCCATTCCACCTACTGAAACAAAATTAGTCGGTGTAACCGTCGGCAAACTTGCACCACCACCGCCCAAAAATCCCCCCAACGCATTGGCAAATAAACCCGTAATCCGCTGTTGAATAAAGATACGCACTAAGTCTTTAATAATGCTATTGGCCAGGTCTTTAAAACTCCCCTTACCCGTCATTACAAAATCCGTCAACGCATCTGTTGATTGGCTCGCCCAGTTCTGTACTGCACCACTTAACTGAGCATAAACATTCTGCGATTGAGTCGCGTAATTATTTAAACCCTCCTGAATACCAAGCAACCAATTACCCTCTGCTTGTTGTCTCTGTTGCGCACTATTTTGAATAATATTGAGCTTTTCTTCTTCTGTTTGTCTTAAATATTCTAAGCGTTGTTGATAGGCTTCATTACTAATTCGAGTCGATTCATTCTCTTGTGCTTCTTCTAACTCTCTCCGTTTTTGAGCAAATTCTTCTCGTAGCTGATACTCTGCTCGTAATTGCTCTCGTGCCTGCTCTCCCACACCCATTGAGGTAATATCCAGCATGGATTGTGCACGAAAGATATTTAACTCTTCCTCCATTAATCGAGCTTGTTTAGCCGTTTCTGCTTGTTCTTTTTGCGCTGAAATCATATCTACTAAAGATTGCGCATAAGCCTTTGCTTCTTCTGACCCTTGCATCAGGCTAATTTTATATTTTTGTGCTTCAACATCAGTCATACCAAATAAGGCGACTTGCTCTTTAAGTGATTTAGTCAAAGAGGCTAATTCAGACTCACCACCGCCTGATCGTCCACCACCTCCACCAGAACGCTTACCACCGCCTGTTACTTTGGTATTATTTTTTAGTCTATTAATCTGCTCTTGGGCTTCCTTGGATAAAACAAACTGGTCTAAATTAGCTAAAGCCGTCTCAAACGTATTAGATACCACCGCAGACATCTTATCCGAAAAATCCTTATCAATTAAACCGTTAGCTAATTGATTTGCTAAGACAGCCAATTGAGCCGTTTTCTGAATCAGTAGCTCCATCTTATGTCGCTCTTGCTCCAGATTCTTAATATTCTCAATAGCGGCATTCTCTGCTGCACTATCCTTTTGTTTAATCGCCTCTTCTAATCGTTTATACGCATCTGTTTGACCACCCACAATCCCGGCAATTTTAGCTTGTTCGGCATTTGCACCTTTTTGAGCCGCTTGAAACTCAGCTAATTCACGGGCATTCATACCAATCATTTTTCGAGTATCTTCTAGGTTTTTTAGATACTCAGCCCATTTTTCCATACCAGTGGGGAGAGGAGCGATGACTTTTTGTTGATTCAGTTTATTAATAGACTCTTTTGTTTGTTCCGCTGCTTTTGTTATATTATCTAATCCCTCTCGAGCTTCACCAAATCTAATTAAAGCCACTCTAACCTCTTCAATATTTTCATTAACAATTCCACCAGTACGTTCCCATCCCTCAATTAGTTTTAATTGCGCTGTATAGACCTCTTCAGCACTTAAACTTGTATCTCTCCCAATATCCCAAAGAGCCTTTCGTATATCCTCTCTCATGGTTCCTGATGATGCGTTAATGGTTCTCATCAGCTCAGAAAAAGTATTTTTAACAGTATCTACTTGAATCGTATAATCTTCATCCAACTGAATCTTAACCGCATCTAATTGAAAGCGATTTAAGGTTTTAATCTTATCAATCGTAGTATCTAATGGTGCATTAATATCAATTAATCGTTCTTCTGCTTTTTCGGTTTCACGGCTAAAATACGTCCATGCCATCGCCCCTACGGTTAAAGCACCCGTTAATAAACCTACAGGACCACCTACAAAACTTAAAGCACGAGAGGTAACACTATTCGCTGCATTATAGAGTTTAGTGGCATGGGTAAGATTTTTAGTCGCTTGAGTTAACTCCAATCTTCTATCAGCTAAATTAGCACTCGCTATAATCTGCTGACTTGTTCCCATTGCTGCTATTTTTTCAGCTTCTGCCTTTCTAACAATTGCTAATGCATCTGCATGATTAGCCCTTGCGTTATCTAATAAGGCTTTTGTATTAGCAATATTCGCAGCGGTTGCTTGATTCATTGCCACTGCCCCTGCATAGACAAATTGAGATAGCTTAGCACCACCAAATCCCACTACAGCAGCAGAGGCAATATCTAGATTATCTGCTAAAACACCTATTCCACTCGATATTAATTGAGTTGCTCCATAGGTTTCATTGGCTTCACCAATAAACTTAGCAAAATTATTCTGTAGCTTTGTCATCGCATCTGCTACAGTGGTTGGCATTTCATCTGCCTTTTTACCAAGCATATCCATTTGTGAGGTAACTTTGACCAATTGATCAGCTGTTACTTGCCCTGCACTCACCATCTGACGCAGTGCCTGCTGACTTCCCCCTGCGATACTATCCGCCAAGGCTTGGAATAAAGAAGGACTTGCTGCAACCACACTATTAAACTTCTGCATATCCATCTTACCTTCCAAAATAGCCGAAGAAATAGCATTAATCGCCGATTGTGTTTTCTGAGTATCAGCAGAATCAACCGTTAAACCAAACTGTACCGTAGAAACCAAATCAGCCGCTGTTTTAGCATCATACCCAAGCTGTTTTAATACTCCGCTTGTTCTAATAAAAAGCTCTGTTGCATCTTCATAATTTTTAAAAGTACGGTTAGAGGTCTCTAATAACTGTTCTTGAATAGCTTTAAACTCTTCTGTATCAGCCGTTGCTTGTTTAAGTCGTGAACTATATTGACCAAAAGAGTCAGCAACACCAATACTCATTTTAGACAAATCACGGAACATAGAAAGCCCATGATTCAACGCGACAATATTAAATTTGGTATTTAACGCTTTACTAGATTCCGCTAAAGATTGAAAAGCACTACCTAAACCATAAAGCTCTTTTTTACTCTTACTCGCAAAACTTTCCATCTGGTAGCTAGACTTATCTAGTGCCATAGAAAATTTAGCCGTATCCAAATTCATTAGAATATTTAATACACCTAATTGTCCTGACATAATTTATCCCATAAAAAAACCGCTTCATACTGAAGCGGTTTAAAATCAATTTAGAATCTATTAATGCACAAACTTAACAACAGAGTAATCACCAAGAATTTGTAAGGTTACACTACCTTGTATACACCTCACCATTCTTTTATACTCTTCTTGTTCCATTGTTGCCACAAAATAAGAACCATCTTTAAAAGATACAACAAATTCAACATCATACCCAACTACTTGTGTACGAGGCGGATTAAAATAATCATAGACCATTCCTGTTCCTATTCCTGCTGCTACACCGACTGGACCTGCAGCAACACCTAGAAGACCTAATAAAAATTTATTAGATTTTGGTCCTTTTGCTGTTTGAGCATATTCTCCCAATACACGAATCTCTACACAATTATCATAAGAGAGAAATTCTTCTGCATCTAGTCGATTCTTACCTATTTGAGCTTCTGGTAATCTAAACGTACCACCTCCCGCTCTACCAAAAGAACCTGACAAGAAATTGCTATCTATGATTTTAAACATACCAACCTCCCTAAAAAGACCAATCCATACTCTTATTCTATAGTATTTCTACCCCATCTAAAAGCGAATTATCCTCTTGTACAGAATTAGTATAGAAAGGCATAAAATCAAAGGCTTGCATTGGTTTTTTTACAACAGTATTGGCAATAGTGGCGGCAATTGTTCCCGCCCTAAAATCCTCTCGAATCAAACCAAAAGGCTGTTCTTCTGCAAATTGCTCCCAGATTTTTAACTCTTCCTCTGGTATCAGGTCTAACTCCTGCAGTGTTTTACCCAGAGCTAGACCAAGATTACATAAGAATCGCTGTCTATCTGTTAGGACTTTTTTTTAGTATCTTGGAAGATTGTTAAAAAAGATTGTCCCAAACTATTGAGCTGATCCAAATCATCTACATTTCTGAAATCAAATAGTAGATTACCCTCTTCATCACAAATACGCATAGCCGCCTGACGAGCAAGCATATAGGGGTCTTCTACCTGTTTAAGCTGAGCTTCTATCTGCGTACCATTGCTCATATCAATTTCAATACCAAGCTGTTTAGCACGCTGTAGCATATAGGCTTGTGTCTCAAACATAATGAAATTATTATCCCCAACAGTAAGCTCTCGTAGGTAGATGGTTTTTCCATCTACCTCGATTTTCTCTACCTTGGGTTTATGTTGGCTAAGAAAATCTGCTTTATTCATTATGCCCCCATAAAGTAACGGCGACCTGATAGTTTCATTGCAAGCCCTGATTCCCAACGACCCGCCACTTGACCATCAATATTAATACCTGTTTCAACTGAACCATTAAAGATATAAGTTCCTTGATTCTGTGGTAGTAATAAACGCACCCAGAACTTTTCACCACTATATTCATACTCTTCAAGCGCTTGTTGAATAGGTGAGTTAGGATTTAAGAAGAATTGCATGGTTAAAGAGCCTTCTTCTCGATCCCCTGCTTCATACTCTTTACCCTCGGAGCAGATAGTTGATACATCAATTTGTTCAACGGTTGCCCCTGATTTCTGAATATTTTTTAGTTCGCAGAAATTATCAAAGAACTGTACCAGACCAATCTTAGAACCAGTATAAGCAGAAGGTATCTTCTTCCCCAGCCAATTGGTATTGGCTAATGTTAATGCACCTGATGAATCAACTGCAGATACCACATAATCACCATTAAACCCCTCTAAACCGGAGATAGTCACAATATCACCCTTTTTAGCTTTAAGCGTACTCTTAACCACAGCAGGATTGGTCGCCGTTACCTCTGTTACCGCAACCGTTGCCGGTGTCGTTACTATTTTTTGAATCTGTACCTTAGACCCATTAAACTTAAACGTCTTTCCTTTAGACATCATTTTTCTCCAATAAAAAAGCCCTCAACCGAGGGCAACTAAATATAAAACTCTAACGTTCGTCTAAATAACGTAGAGTTCTCCACAAAAGCATCAAAATCATTGACCTTATCCGCATCTAATAACGCATCCAGCACATCATCACGAAGCATCAAAAGGTCAGCATAGGTTTTAGCATAACAGTCTATTTGCACTCTTTTATCCTCATCTGTCGGACCGCAAATTGTACTATTAGTATTTACCGCTACCACACTATAAACAATCGCAGGAAATACCTCATTATCCTGTGGCATATAGATAGGAAAAGTCGGACAAATAGCCGATAATCGCTGTGCTAATTCATCTTCTGTCATAGCTTATCAATCTCCTGTTTTAACGTATTTTTGACAACATCAACCGCTTTCTCTTTCTGTGACTCAAAAGCAGGACGTAAAAAAGGACGAGCTTTCATCTTTCTCGTCCCAAACTCTACCATGTGACCATATACCGTTTTACCTTGATAATAGGTTTTTCCTACTCTCCCCTTTTTACGATTAACCTTATTATTTTTATAAACCGCCCTTGAAGACACTAAACCAATACCATAGCGAACATTTCCTTTACCTCTATCTCGGAATCGTTTCACCACAATATTTTGCTTTAATATACCAAGATAAACAGGTACTCTATTTTTTGCCTCATTTCGTATTAGTTTTGACCCTTCAATCGCAGCCTTACGCACCACTTGCCCGGCTACTTTCTTATCCAACTTTTCAAGGCGATCAGATAGCTCTCTTAATCCCTCAACCCTAACTTTCATTATTCAGCACCCGACACGTTAAATCAATATACTCTTTATATTTAATATCCGATAGCACCGACTCAATCTCATAGACTTCATCACCAATAATAACGCGCATGGCTGCCATCACATTCTTAATATAACGAATACGTATACTGGCTCTTACCTCAGAGGACTCTACATTACCTTTAATAGACTCTATCCCTGAAATATGCCGTACATCTGCCCATACCTTAGCAAAAGTCGCCCAGCTCTCAATACGCTGACCATACTTATCTTGCAATAACGTACGGTGTTGTATCTCTATTCTTGTATTTAAATCACCTGCCTTTAACATTACGCTCCCCTAATTCTATCTGCCCATAATAAGGATAAAACCGCATTAGGCAAATGTTGAGTTGCCTCTTGGGCAGATTCTCGTTGATAATAAAAATCACCAACCAGCAACATCATTGCTTGCTTATGATAAGGTGTAATCACCATAGGATAGCGTAATGTTTGCCCAGAAGATACCGCATCATTAAGTGCCTCTTCCGATACAAAAATATCACGATTCAAATAAGCCTCACAACGTGATTCAGCACTCCGCATCATCTCTTCAATAAGCTCATCCTCCTCTTGATGATCCACTCTCAAGTGTTGCTTTACCACGGATAAATCTAAAAACATTCTTTGCCCTTATTCTGTTGTCTTATCTTCACCAGATTGATGAGGATCTAGTAAATTACCCTGCTTACCATCAGACTGCTTTCCCTGATCAATAAACCCCTTTTCTACTGCCGCCAATAATAACTCCTCGGGACATTCCTCACCAGCACTAAAAACAATCGGATAAATACTGCCATTTGGCGCACCAATAAATCCGTCTTTAATAAACTTCATCCTATTTCTCCATAAAAAAGCCCCCTATGACTAGAGGGCTGTTATGCAACAATCACTTATGTAGCAACTTTTAACACTTTCATCGTATCAGGATTAAGCAATCCACCACCAACACGTTTTGTTGTATAGAAACTCACAAAAGGCTTATTAGTATAAGGATCTCGCAACACACGCACACCAACACGGTCAAGCACCATATACCCTTGTGCTAAATCACCAAATAACACAGGTGTAGTATTCGCTGCTACATCAGGCATATCCACTAACTCAGTTACTTTATAACCCAATAAAGTAGAGGGTTGGCCAGCCACTAAAGACGGTTGCCATAAGTAGTTCCCTTGACCGTCTTTTAACTTGCGTAATGTCGCTAATGTATTACGATTCATCACAAAACCTGCATTACTCGCATAAGTGGCTGGTAACGCATACACAAGATCAATCAACGCATCAGCAGTAATCTCATTAGCATTACCACTTTTCACTACCTTAATTGCACCATAAGGGTGTTTACTTGCATTAGCATTACCCTCAATATAAGTCAGTAAACCAGTCGGTTTATTCACCCCATCACCCGTTAAAAAGGCTTTACCCTCTTGTAAGGCGATTTCATTATCAATCTCACCCAATAACCATGATTCAAGATTAATTTCACTATCATCTAGCATTTGTTGCGTTGCAGATGGATTTACATAGATTTCACCGGTATTATAGGTAAATGGTTTAAACTTCCCTGTAGTTGTTTCAGGACGAGCATCCGTTTCACCCACCCAACCAGATGACATACCATGTTCAGTAAATAAACGCGTAAAAGACGGTTTAGAGGTCGTTTGTACTTTTGCCAATGAACGCATAGGCGATAAAATCAAGAGCCGTTTCTCTAACGTACGATCCCATTCTGTCGGTACTAAATAACCGCCATCTTCTGCTGCTCCTTTATTTAAAGCAGCATTAATTTCACCTGAACGTAAATTAGCATTAAAAGCAGCTGAATATTCAGCATCTACTTTACCCTCACCATCACCGACCAAACGCATACCCACCATAGCCTGATTAGCTTGATCAACGGCTGCTTGTAACTCAGTAATACGAGACTCAAGGTTCTTAATGGTTGTTTCTTGCAACGCATCAATAACACCTTTTTTGATATTTTCTTCACGTTTATTGTTTTCAATTTTGAACTCATTAAACGCACTATTGAGCTCTTTAATTAATTTATGCACATCTGCTTCTGGTGCAGTTGCATATACGCCCATTAAGCCACGGCGCAACGGCATAGTTTGCTTAGTCTTCATAGTTTATCCTTTTAAAGAAGTAATTAACGATTGCAAAGACGCAATCAATTCAGAGTTGTCAGCGCTCGACTTGACAGGTTGACTACTAGCAGCGCCCGACTTGCTAGAAAAAATCTGACTCATAATCTCTCGGCGTTGAGATTTTGTTTTACCCTCTTTCTTGAGACTATTTTCAATAAAACGAAGGTAAGTTGTATTCTTAATATCCTTGGTACTTTCTGCTTGAGTACCTGTGGCATCATGTAATTCACCCGTAGCAAAGCCTTGTTCAATCGCACTTTCACCATTAAGCCATGTTTCAGCCGACATCAAACTTTGGATAAAAGACTTATTCAACCCCGTACGAGCCACATAGACATCTGCCATATCACTATCCAAACGGTGCAATAAGTCAATCACACTTTGCATATCCTCTTTATTGCCATAGACAACACCCATGGCATTATGGATCATCAGATTAGCCGCATCACCCATTAGAATTTCATCACCCGCCATAGCAATAATAGAGGCAGCAGAGGCAGCTAAACCCAATACATTAACCGTTACTTTATAAGGGTGGTTTTTTAGTAAGTTATAAATCGTTACCCCCTCAAAATAATTACCACCGGGTGAGTTAATATTCACCACCACATCACGAGGACCAATCGCTCTTAATGCCGCAGCAATTCGATTGGCAGTTACCCCCGTACCGTCCCAACTCTCACCGATACCCTCATAAATACTAATCGTATTATCCGTATCTGCCTTGGCAACAATACTTGCGTCCCATTTCTCCAAATGCTCAATAGGGGCTTCTAATGCTGTAATCGTACCAAAATCAGCACGAATATCAGGTAATTTAATTAAGCTCATCTTCCTGTTCCTTAGACTCTTTAACACTCACACCAGCAGCAGGTTTTAATGTATCTGCTAATGTATCCTTAATCGGTTTCATATCCTGTAATTCACGAATTTCATTTTGGGTATACCAAGCACCATGACCACCGGCACCCAATGCCTTAGCGAAGAAATCCGCTTGATCCTTTAACGTACCACGCAACAAAGCACGTTCATTAAATTTCACATATAAACCTTCTTCATTCTGTAGCAAACAACGCTCAATCGCTTGCTCCCAAGCCGTAAACCAAGGCTGTAGTGTATATTGCACAAAATACATACCTAACTGTTCAATCCCTGAACCCCAGCTAGTATCGTCCATCATCAATAAAGGACGAGGTACACCAAATGCTCTTGCTACCTCTTCAATTTGATGTTTACGGTTCTCAATATGCTGTGCATCGGCGGCTGAATTTCCAAATAGAACAGGCTTTAATCCCTGCTCCAATAACATAAATTTATTATTTCCTTGAGGGCCTGAGTAGGCAGCTAATGATTCTTTTAAATGCTCATAAGATCTATCACTTAATTCACCCTCTGTTGTAATCGCTCCACGCGCCATAACACCATCAGTAAAGTAGCGTTCAATCGCTTGCTCAGCTGATTCAGCAATATTCAAGACTCTAAATGCCATCTTAACGCGCGATAAACCCTTAATCCCATCAAAGGAAATATCCTTTAAATGCAATACATCTGACTGGTTTAGCACAGAAGTATGCCCTTTCTCATTGGTGTATCGGTATTCCAATGTAAAATCCGTTTTCTGCTTAACCGTAACAGACTTAGACATCAACGGTACTAGTCCCGTTATACGCTTACCCGTTCGCAAAATATACGCATAGGCATTACCATAAAACAAGACATTTAACTGCATTTGACGCTTAAACTCATAAGCCGTCTGCCATGTATTGGGACATTTCTTTAACAGTAAGTACAAAGGGTGATCTTTAGCTAATGCCTTTTCTTCCCCTTGACGCATTAGGTTAAGCGGTAACATACCCAATGATTCAGAAATAAGTAGTACACAACGAAGTAATGCCATATTATTCAAAGCATCACCTGACGATTTCCCTCGTATAAAAGCCTCTAATCCCGATGTACCTCGTTGCTCTATTGGTGATTTTTCCTCTTCTGCTTTGGCAAAAAATGATTTCACCGTATTCAGTAAATTTACACCCATCTGATTCCTCTATTTTCATAAACCGATTTAACCGGAATATCTGCCCCCGTTGAACTACCATACGCCATAATGGCTGCCACAATACCGTCCACACGACCGGTAGCCTTAGCTTTATCCACTTTACGATTACCGGCCGGATCTTTAGTCACTATCGCATTGGCTGCATTCCACGTTAAAATCTGATGCCCTGCATGACGTAACTCCTTATTCAATAAGCCGGTTTCAAACTTATCCAGCGCAGGACTCATATCCTTAAACCCCTGACCAAACGGCACCATATTAGGTAATTTAATCCCCATATTCTCTGCAAGCATTTTTAAGTCTTCAATCCGCCAACGGTCATAGGCAACCCCCTGAATATCCAAGACCTCATCTAATTCAGTCAGCTTCTTCAATACAGCTGTTTTATCTACCGCACTACCGGCCGGGGTTTCCAGTAAACCTTGCTTTTGCCACATCAGATAAGGCACTTTGTCTTGTTCTTCTTTTAAGCGTAAATTATCCCTAGGTAACCAGAAAAAAGGCACTAAACGGTAAAACTCATCTGAATCATCAGGCTCAAATAACAACACTAGTGACGTTAAGTCTTGCGTACTGGATAAATCTAATCCAGCCCAACATTTACGTCCATAGTAGCTTTCAATACTACGAGGAGTACTATCCTCACAAGCTGACCATATCTCATGACTAATCCATGGTGCTGCTGCTTCAGTCCATACACAAAAATTTAAGCGTTTGACTTCTGCCTCACGAGCAGGCATACCCTTAGCACTCGTTACTTGTCCTCTCAGATATTTATATCCCGGGATACCATGTTCTAAGCTAGGGTTTGCTTTTGGCCAACAAGATTCATCATTTAGCGGATCATCACCTTCATCTACACCACAGATAAAAGCAAAGAACTCATCATCTAGCAACATACCAGAGCATACCTTTTCACCATACTCGTGATAATGCCAACAAGTTGAATGCTTATCATGGCCACTATTGGTAATCATAAAAATCAGAGGTTGTGCACGAAACTTAGTACCACTACGGATAAGCTCTACCGTACTACCATCAGGGTGTTCATGAATTTCATCTAATAAGGCAATATGAGGACGTGTGCCTGATTGTGCTTTATCAGATGATAAGGTTCTAAAGAACGAATTAGATTCATGGTGGGCTAAATTCCACTCTTTACCTGTTGAGCCTGATCGTGTTAGGTTACGATCTAAAAGTGGTGATAAATCCACCATTGCCACCGCATCACGGAATAGAATTTGTGCCTGATCTTTTTTAGCCGCTGCTGCGTAGATCTCTGCTCGTGCTTCTTTATCCCCAGTTAATCCATATAGACCTATTCCTGCCGCTAAAGGTGATTTACCTGATCCTTTAGCAGTTTCTACATAAGCTGTTCTAAAACGGCGAGAATTATCTGATTTATATTTCCAACCAAAAAGAGAACCGAGTACAAAGGCTTGCCAAGGGAGTAAATCAAACTTTGCTCCCTCAAACTGTCCACCATTGAGCTTTAATACATTCTCAAAGTAGAGAAAAATACGTGCGGCTGCATCCGGGTCAAAATAAAAACCACGTTCACCTGCTGTCTCTAAATCTGACAAATGGCGCCGGCAAGCATTCAATACATTTTTAGATACAACGTACTTACCCTCTACAACCGCTTTAGCATAGGCTGTTGTACGCTCTTCTGCTGGTGGATTAGTGTAAGCCAAACTCATACGCTAAACGTTCCTCACGGGCTTCTTCTTCGCTCGCAAAGAGCGAGGGTTGTGTTGCTGTTACAGCAGATTGAATCTGCTTACTGCGTGCTGCTGGATTCATGCCAAAACTTGTCTGAATAGATAACATCTCAGACACGGCTGATTTGCGTAATGTGACCCATACACTCATTTGAGGGTAGCCATTAGGTGTTAGGGTTACTTCACCATGTATCTTGATATGTTCAGTTGCTTTCACCCATAGGCTATAGTTTTGACAATATGCAGCTAAAGCATCTGTATCTACGCGCGTCAGCAATCCTAATTCGTACAAATCAGGTGCTAGCTTATACCACTTTTCCTGAGCGACTGCATCTAAAAAGGCAGGACACTCAGGCATGGTATTAACAACACTCCAGTCCACTGCACCACTACGCAAATCATTGACTTGTCCCAGTGGCTTTTTTGATGGATTACCATTTAAACGGTGGATAGCATCAGGCTTTGCCTTACGACCTGAATTATTATTACCTGCCATAAAAATCCTATAAAAAAACCATTTAAACTCTATTGTTTAAATGGTCTAAACACTTATTAATTGACTCCCCCCTCCCTCCCATTTTTCCCGATTTTGTGTGCGAAGTTGGGGGGGCGGTCAGGAGGGCAAAAAGTACAGAACTTTTTAAGGGGGGCTACCCCTCTCAAACTCACACTTTTTTATTCCAATGATGGTTGGGATCAAGTGGAATCCCATTCACATCACAGCCTTTTTGTAAACTACCTGTTTCTTCACGTTGTTTAACACTACTATGACATGACTTACATAAGGCTTGCCAATTCTTCTGATCCCAGAAAAGTTTCTGATCACCTTGATGTGGAACGATATGGTCAACAACTTTGGCTTCTGTTACTTTGCCTTGTCGTTCACAATACACACATAAAGGATTCTTTTTCAAAAAGGCAAGACGTAACCGCTGCCACTTACCACCATAACCGCGTGATGCAACCTTTGTCTTATCCTCACGCCAACTGATTCTTTGCATATCAAATACCCAATAAAAAACCACGCAATCCAAACAGAATCACGTGGTTTAATACACTTTCCAACTTAACCTAGGCACACTTTCACCGAAGTTTAGCTGATATTAGCATAAAACAGGAAAGTGACGAAATTATTTTTTAACTATCTATTGAACAAGCAAAGAATACACCTAGAATAGTTACAGTTGGCAATCTTTTCTGTAAAACCGCTTGTATCGCTTTAAAATGAGTCCCTGTTGTCAATACATCATCAAATACAATTATATTTTTTACTGGTTTACTTAGTAATAAATCATTATCAATTATGTATTGTTTTTTCAACTCTCCAACTGTAGCTCTATGCGATGATAAATGTGAAGGAGTCATAGACGTTGTTTGAATAACTAACTCACGGATATCTAACACATCTCCAGAAAGTCTATTCAAGTGCTCTAATATATCCAACATCCTACTATCATACTCTGGAGAATCTTTCGCACTCGATGGAGGAATAGGAACCAAAGTAAACTCTTTTAAAGTATCTATTTTAAAACCACTATGATAGAGACTCGCAACATACTTAATATCTTTTATCTTATACTCATAACCATTATTACCTGGTTTTTTCTTCAAATTATATACAATACTATTTGTTCGGCTATGCCTCCAGCCCTTATATGGTGAATATTCTCCTAGAAAAAAACACTCATCATCTTCTTCTAAATAGATACATCTTGCTTTATCTCTGATAAAAGAATCTACCTTCTGAAACCGAAATTGTTCAATCCCTTCACTCATTTGATAAACCTTCTAGACCTTTTAATATATCTTCAAAAGTTCTGACTCGAATTGCACCCTCTCGTTCAAATTTAGCAGGCCAAGAAATAGCTGGGTTTTCAAAGCAATTATTCAAAATAAAAAGTTTTCTACCCTGATATAAAGCATGCTTTGCTTGAGTTAAAGTTCCGGATGTTTCCCCTGCTTCCACAATAATAGTCGCATCACTTAATGCTGACATTGTGGCATTTCTCTCAGGGAAAAAGAAACGATTTATCTTATAGGTCTGTTTTTTATATTTTAATACAGGCACTTGACTGATTAATAAATGGTCTTGAGCAATAATATCCTGTAATTCCTTATTTTCTTTTGGATAATATTCAGTAAGCGGTGTTCCAAGAACTGCTACAGTACGCCCCTCGAACTCTAAAGCACTTTCGTGAGCAATTTTATCTATTCCACTAGCTAATCCAGAGAAAATAGTAAAATCATGTTTTACTAAATCTCTTACTAATTGTCTTGTACGTCTAATACCTTCTTCTGATGGACTCCTAGTTCCAACCACAGCAACAGATTTCTTTGAAAAGACTAAATCTGGGTTACCCCTATAATAGTAAAATTGTAAAGGATTCTTAGCATCATCTAGCTTAGCAGGAAAATCAATAGTTCCTTTAAAAGCAAAATGAAAGTCATTAACATTAGCCTTATCGAAATAACTTATAACTCTTTGATAGGCATCATTAATAATATCTTCATTATCCACTATCTGTGATGGCAAAATTCCAGGATTATTCTGAAATAATTCTGCCAATGACTTAAATGAAGCCTTATCATTCTCCCATAGAGCTTCGTAAGCTGCCATTTCCTTTGCTGGAATAATTGGCTCATTTGCAAATATATCTCTGAACTCAAGACTCATACTTATTTCTCAACTTTCTCACTCAAGTATTTTAATGGATAAAGCTAATATTTTCTTATTTTCTTCTAATTTTAACAATTAAATTTTATAAATAAAGATAGACCGAACAACAAGGAGAAAATTCCCCTTGTTATTCAAAAAACTATCTGTCTAGCAGAAACGCTATGCTCTGTGTTGTACTGCACGCAGGGCTTGTTGTCTGCTTAACCGAGCGTTGTATTTCTCTATCGGAAACATCTCATTAAAATGGTGTAGGGTTTTGCGCCACTCAATATCGTCCTTGGATAGTTTAGTAAAGAGTTCTCGTAAGCTACGTTCTCTAAGGGTGATAGATATATCAGGCTCTGTATAAAGACTGAACACCTCAGCCGCATATTGTGAGAGCATGGCTTGGAGAGCAGGATAGAGTTTTTTAAATATCTCAGCTTGTTTGTGTGCCAGAAAGAGCAAATCACTCAATGTATGCAACACCTCATCTTCTACTTCATGGGTTTTGGGCTCATACGCAATGGTTGCTTGGGTTGGGGTGGTGTAGCTACCTGTTTTGCGGATAGTGGGGAGGACTTCTTCCATTACCCATTCTTCAAATCGTTCTGCTTCGACTTTACGGCTTTTGATAATTAAGCGGTAAAGATTGGGTTCGTTGATGAATGTTAATTCTTGATTACCTTTTGGGGTAAGGGTATATCGTTTCGATATACCCTTTTCTCTACAATGTTTTTGAATAGTTAGAGGTGCATTAATATAACCCAGAATATCGCAAACATCGGTACCGCAAAACCAAAGTTCATTGTTCTCATCAGTATGAGTACGAACGGGGAGATTATTAAAGTTAAAAGTCGTGATATTGCTCATGATGAGCTCCTTGGATTTTAGTTAATGATTGTCACCTTAATAGGGTGACGGGCTTCAACTACCGATCCAAGTCGGCGACTGGTATTCCCAAAAGGTGTTGTATTTCCAGTTCTCGACCCGTCATAAGAAGACGTTACTTTGTGTATAGGCGTAAAAAAACCGCTTTATCTGTCGGGTGCGGAAACCGCTTGGATTTAATAGTGATTTTATTATGCGATATGTTTAGGGATTTTGTCAAGCCATTATTTAATGGGAAATGTAATTTTGATTGATAAGTTAATGAAAAATAATGAAAAAATAGTAAAATTTTTATAAAAAATACTTGATTTTTATTGTAACGTACGGTATAATCATAACTGTTGAATGGTTCAACAAATGGAAAAACCCACCGTTTCAGATGGGTTTAATTAAAGAGGTTAGAAAATGAAACTACCCTTTCAAATTCTAGTCTTTCTAGTATTACTGCTCATTAGCAGTCCTGTTTATTAGAATATAAACAGTGCCTAGAAGGCGGGGGCGGTTCTGGAACAACTGCCCCTTTCCTCTCCATTATAAAGTAAGTTATTTTTAAAGTAAAGGGAAATATTATGGCATTAAGTCGCACTGAATTAAACCGCCGTTCAATGGAAAAACGTGGGATTAAACAAAAGAAATTTGATTTAGATACTGACACTGTTACTTTACTGGAACGTGTGGCTAAAGAGACAAATCAACCGCAGACTGTCGTTTTTAAAAAGGCACTTGAAATGTATGCTAAGGCGGTATTGGGAACGTAAAAAAACGCTTGGATTTAATAGTGGTTTATTGTGTCTGTAAGGGTACAGTTTATAAAGGTTAATTTTATTCTATGAATGAAATCATTGTATTACAATTATTACATTGCTATAATTGTATTCATACCTTAAACCACCAATGGGTGGCAAGGCCATGTAGGAGGATAACACTATGGCACTCACTGTAAGATTACCTGATGAGCTTGAACAGCGTTTAGATCATTTAGCCACACAAACAGGGCGCGCTAAGTCTTTCTATGTTAAGCAAGCATTGGAGGCTTATTTAGAAGATTTGGAAGATTTACTCTTGGCTAATGCTGTTTTAGAGCGCGTTCGTGCAGGTAAAGAAAAAGTATATCGTTTAGAGGACGTTGAAAATGAACTCCACTTGGACAGTCCAACTTGCTGATACTGCCAAAAAGCAATTAACAAAATTAGCTAAGAAAAACCCACAACAAGCAAAACGTATTCTTGATTATCTAAAAGAACTTCAAAGGCTTGAAAATCCACGTGATCGGGGTAAGGGATTAGTTGGTGAGCTGTCTGGCATGTGGCGTTACCGTGTTGGTGATTACCGTATTATTTGCCATATTGATAATGGTAAATTATTAATCACTGCCTTGGAATTAGGGCATCGGCGAGAGATTTATCATTAGTGTTTTTTTAAATTCTATGGTAGTGGGAATTAACTAAGTCAGTCGAAATCATTTATACGCCAATGCTTTAATTTCTTTCTGATGGGCTTTAATAACACGTCTTGCAGCGGCAAGGACTACACGCTTTCCTGCTTCTCCATTAAGCTCAAATTGTACCGCTTGTGTGTTGAGTTGAGGCGTTTTTTTATCTTGTACGGATTGTTGAGACATTATCTTTCCTAAAATCATTCAACGTATTGTTTACTAAGGATTAGTTTAACAAACGATGGAGGAATATTCAATAATTTGGGCTTAACCTACACTTCCCTTTCCCCCAAAAAGCTCGCAATCAATCTATCGGCTCGACATAACCGTATCTGTACGGTTCTTGGTGTAATACACAATTTCCTTGCCACATCACTTTGTTTCATATTCAATACATAAACTCCTACTAGAACGCGTATATCGGCTTTTCTTAGCGTTTTTATCGCTTGGTCGGTCAATAACACCTTCTGCAGTTGTAATGCGTTAAATTCAACGTTATTGAGCTTTAAATCGTCTTGAGGGGTATTGCATAGGGTAACACTACAATCTTCGCTTACAACGCTTCCATAAGCTCTATAATGCCCCCAAATCATCAGGCGATAATGAATGTACTGTAATCGCTTCATCTACTATTCCCTCTTTCTTTCCTTTTTCTGTCTTACCTGTCTTACTTCAATTTATATAAAGATAATGTGTCGCGCACATATGTATCACATCGCGCATACGCAGGAGGTTTTACAGTGTAATCTGCCCGAGGTAGGACAGGTAGGTCAGGTTGGTCAGCATTGCGTTCATATATCACCTTTTTTCAGTTAATAAAAGTTCCTACACTCTTTTTAGTGCATTTTAAAATCTCATTTTGTCCGCTTTCTCGCTTAAAAGCGTCTATTTTATCTCAAAAACTCAAATTCAACTAGGGACTGTTTTTACATACGCATAGCCTCTATAACCGTTACGATCGGCCGGTTGTCGTTTCTTTTCCCATCCTAATTTCTTCATAATGCCACCTATTTTGGTTTCTTGCTGTCTTGTTGATGTTACTCTTGCCATATCTAATCCTATGATTTTCTCTAAAATATAGACCATACTCAGCTTGGTTTCCATAAAATCGGGTTCCGCCAAGGCGGTACGAATCTTGGTCTCCCATGCGTCACTAATCTCTCTGGCTCCTTGCTCTTCCTGAATCAATTGACGCTCTTGTTCAGGTGTAGGGTGGCAAGGATAGCCTTGTTCAAACTCATATAATGCCTGTGCAAATAACTGATCCCTATCGCGAGCTAAAGCATCAATATCAATAGCGGTACATTTGACTGGCCAGAAACGGCGGTTACCTGTGGTATCTTTAAAATATTCATCTGCATTGGTCGTTCCTGCAAATACAGTATGACGAGCCTGTTCGACCACATGACGACCATACGGCTCTCTAAAACGGTCTGTACCACGCGTAATAAACGCTTTAATAGCAGTTGCTTCTGCTCGATTAAACATATCCAGCTCCGCAATCTCATAAATCCATACCCCATTAATAATCTGGTATAGATCTTTGTTGTGAATATCCAAAGGGCTATCAGCAAACCATGAGCCGCCTAATACCCGTAATGCGGTTGATTTACGCAAACCTTGACGACCCTCCAAGATTAATACATAATCGGCTTTGCAACCGGGGTTTAAGGCTCGATTAATGGCTTGTCGCAACCATAAAGGACCAATCAATCGTGTATAGTCTGTTGCCGGTACGCCTAAATAGGTATTGAGCCAATTTGTCAGCCTATCTTGTCCATCCCATTTAAGTGTCTCTAACCAATCTTGTAAGGGGTGATACACTTGACGAGAGGCTGCCACTTTGACCGCATTTAAGACGGTTAAAGGGGTTTTAAATAAGAACTTATATTCCCTACTCAAATAGTCAATTAGTTCTAGCTCATCTGCATCATTCCACGCGCGAGGGTATTCTGTATTCCAAGGCAATTCCCCTACTACCGTAACACGTTCTGTCAGTTTATTAAGCTGTATTTTGCCTTTAAGGCTGGGCAACTCATCAATCAGTGTGATGATATTTTGCATACAATCCACCACAACCCCATTTCCTTTACAAATGAGCTTTTCATAAAGTTCTTTGATATTAGGATTCTTTTCTACAACAGAAGCCTTAATCATAGGTAATCTATCCCCATTATCACTAAAGAGCTGTGCTTGCTCCCTAATATAGGTGATTAAAATATCCGCTGTTGCCCCTGATTCGATTGCATCGGCAATATCCCAACCATCTTTTAATTGCCCGGGAATCGCCACATCTAGCACATAGACTTTTTTCGCCTTGTCTTTTAATTGTTCCGCAATTTTCTGTGCTGCTACATAACCGGGTTGAACGGTTTTATCAAGGTATTCTCCTGTCTTTGGATTACGGTGTGAATCACAATCGGGCCAGATATATACGATACGATCAGCCAATACAGACCAATCCACCTTATCAACGGCATTACAACCACCCGGCCAAGTAAGTACATCATATCTATCTTGTAATAATTGATGCCCTGCATCCGCACATTTTTCACCTTCAACCAACAATACGGGTTTATCGCTTAATCGATCTAAACCATATAAAGGACGAGGTAATGGAAAGTGCATCCACCGCCAATCAAAATATCCCCCTCGACTCGTATCCTCGGCATAGACAAGGGGTAAAATCTCTTTCTTACCCTCACTATTGGTAAATCGGCATACATACCCTAAGACTTCCCCTTGCCGGTTTTTATACGTCCAGAAATGGTTATACGCTCCTCTGACGGGGTGTGCTTTATGAATGGGCTTAGCATCAGCAGGAACAGGCATAATAATTTTCCAAGGGGATTTTTCCGCCTTAACAGCAGATTTTCTGCCTGTTGGAACAATAGGGGCAGTGCCTAGCAAGCGAGATAACTCCTCTGCAGCGGCTTTATACTGTAAGCGGTGTATGGCGGCATATAGGCTGATTAAATCACCGCCCTTTTCTCCTGTACTAAAATCACTCCAGAGACCGGTTTTCAGGTTGATACTTAATGATTCTCCGGCATTACCGTCTAAATCACCTAATACCCATTCTGCTCCTCGTTTCTTACCATGAGGTAGCCATTGAGGGACGTAATAATCGGCTTGAGCCTGTAATTGTGCGGCAATATCTTTAAAATTAATTTTATATGCTGTCATGGTGTACCCCAGATAATTTCACGCATTTTATTTGGTTGAAGCGGTTTAATCAGTGCATAAATAAATAGTGGTTTAGCCGCACGCATTTGTCGCTTTCCTACCACACGGATTTGTTTACGAACAACTAAACGCCTACAAGTACTCTTCATCACCTGAACGGATACTTGTAGCCGTTCAGCCAGTTCTACTGCTGTCATATTTTGTTGCGATAAAGCCTCTATAACCGCACTGGCAATTACACCTAAAGGACGACCTACTCTATTCATAGCCACTACTTTACCCCACACGCATTAAACCCGGCTCTGGCACATGCACAATTAGTACCAATCTCATTACCATAGGCGAGGTATTCCATATACTTACGCGATACCACCACAAGCCCTAAGGCAGCTAATGTCTTATCGAGTTTGTCTAAGGTAATGCCTGCATCACCGGCTAATACTTTGCTAATCATGCTTTCATGCCAGTTAGTGGCGGTTAGAATTGCCCCCTTTTGTTCTGGGTGGCTTAATGCACCGCGTAAAGCAGCTTCAAAGGCTGGTTTGCGTTTTAGTTCTAGTTCCATAGGTTTTCCTTTGTAGGGGTTCTAATTGGGCGGTTGGTTTCAGTGCTAAAATGGAAGTTTCCACACAAACAATGACTACATTCACCTCTATTCAATTAAAAAAGAATGCACTCACCACTACTCCTAAATCATAATGTGTCAATAAACAACACTTTTAGGAGAAAATATGGGTTATCTACGTTTTTTACGTAAAACAGACCACTCAACATCAGGACGTAATTCTTCACATGTCACGACACCTTTTGTGGCTTTTTCAATGGCGGGGCAATGTACGGCTGGGACAGGTCTTCTACCAAGAACCCAACGACTAACGGCTATTGGCTTTACATTTATTAACCTAGCCAATTCTTTAGTTAACCCTCGTTTTTGCCTTACAAACTCAAATAAAGTCATTTTGATAATCCTTTATGGTTTTTAATTTTATATATTGTAACCTTAAAGTATTTACAAGTAAACCCTTTTTTATAATTTAATTTAGAACCATTATGGTTAAAATATTATCCATGAAGCTTAAAAATGAAATCCGACTAGATAATTTACGTGTATTAATCTCTGAAGCTGGCAATCAGGTCAAATTAGCCGAATTAGTAGGCGTAGCGCCAAGCTACATTAATACACTTGCTAAACAACGTATTGATGCCAGTACTGGTAAGTCAAAAAGTATTGGTGAATCTATGGCTCGCAAATTAGAAGTAGCGATGGATAAGCCTTATGGTTGGTTAGACCAAGACCACTCAGAGCATAAAGATGACGTTACAGATGGGTATATCTCGCTAACCTATTACGATATACAATCATCCGCAGGTAATGGTAACAATGTAGAGTACTTCCCTGCGATCAAACAAATTACTGTCTTAGAAGATTGGGCAAATAGTCAGCTCGGGTACAATGCCTCCAAAAGAATAAAACTTATCCAGAATAAAGGTGTTTCCATGTACCCCACCATCAGAGACGGCGATATTCTGATGGTCGATATTACATGCAACCGCTTTGATGGAGATGGCATCTATATTATCGCCATCAATGATGAGTTATTCACTAAACGGCTTATTCGTGATATTGATGATGGCAGTTTATTAATCGTTAGCGATAACCAAACCGCTGGCTATAAAACCAAACGTATCACCAAAAGAGAAGAACACCTACTGACTATCTGTGCCAAAGTCAAAAAACATGGGGCGTTTTTGGATACGGTTTGATGGGATAACTAGAAAACTAGCATATAACTTGTAGTTCTATTAGAAAATAGGAATTAATAATAGATAGTAACGTTTAAAAAGGATGAAATAATGACCACAACTCATAGCATTAAACTACAAAAACTATCCTTTCCAGAAAAATCATTTAGAAAATTTAAGAATATCGAAATAAACTTTGCAAAGAGATTAACTTTAATTGCTGGTCATAATGGCGTAGGTAAAACAACTATTTTAGGTTTACTCGCTGGCACATTTGGACAAACTAATACATCCTTTAAAACTTATACAGAGGAAGCATTTTCAAAAAGCATTGAAAATATTCTTCATATTGATTTAACAGAAGTAGAAAAATACGCAGGAGAAGCAAAAGACAATCCAAAAATAACTATTGACTTTAATAAAACCATTATAGAAAAAAGATGCTCACTAACAACTAGAACAAGAGGAGATACCCGCCGAGCAAGGCTTGTTGCTCGAAATACATCAAAAGACTTTGATAATATAATCGGTGATTCTTCTAAGATACCACTACCCACTATTTTTCTAGGTGTAAAACGATTAATTTCCATTGGCGAATCTGATGAAAAGGATGTTATCAGCACCCCTTTTAAAGAAATGCATCCAGACGATAAAGCTCTCATTAAGGAGTTTATAACAAATATTATGACAGGGGGCCAACTTACTGATGATATATCCTATCAAAAAATAGGTAAAAATGAAAAAAGAAGTGCACAACCAATCTATAAAGGATTTAATGAATTAAGTATTTCTTTAGGACAAGATAGCCTAGGTAATATAGCGACTGCATTAGCTTCTTTTCAAAAATTAAAACGAGAAATGGGTAATTCATACCCGGGAGGATTGCTACTTATTGATGAAATTGATGTTGGTTTTCATCCTCTTACTATTCGTAAATTAGCCAAAACTCTAACCTCCATTGCTAGAAGGCTAAGTCTCCAAATTGTAGCAACAACTCATTCACCTATTCTTATTGAAGAATATTTTAAAAATAATCAAAAAAATCAACCCGAAGATAAAGTTATTTATTTTTTCGATAGTAACTATCCTCATCTTAAAGATAACATTTCTTTTCAAGATATTCAAAACGATTTAGAACTCACTCCTCCTTGTAAAATACATAAAGAAACAATGTCTATTTACTTTGAAGATGAAGAAACTAAAGAGTTTTTTAATGAGATACTCCCAGCCAATGCTAGAAGAAAACTTATGAAAGAATTAAATATAAATATTACATTACATCTTATTCCCTTAAAAATAGGATGTAATAGTCTATTAAATCTACCCAATATTGATCCTCTTTTTCGCCAAAGAGTTCTTGTCGTAGATGGAGATGCCTCCCTTACTAAAAATAGATACAATAATACGACAAGGCTTCCATTTCCCAAAAATTCATCTAAAAATCAAAGATCCCCTGAACGATTAATCAAAGAGTTTTTAGAAGATTTATCAAGAAATGAGAACCTTCTCCAGCAATTACCTAAGGATATAACATCAGATTATATTCATGAACACTTATTATCATCAATCACTACTGATGCAAGAGAATCCAATAAAACTTGGTGGAGGAATAATTTTAAATATTTAAAAGAATGGGGAATTATTAAATTATGGGCAAAACATTATAAAAAAGAAGTAGAAGAATTTAAGAATAACTTTTTAATAGCTCTAAAGAACGCCTTAAAAAACGCTGGCCAAAAATAAAAAAAACAGTTAAAATTCAGACATGAACACTTTTTACACTCCCCTACGCTATCCAGGGGGCAAAGGTAAGTTTGCCCCTTTTATTGAGTCCCTTATCAAGCTCAATGAATATCCCTATACCCACTATTTAGAGGTATATGCGGGAGGGGCAGCTATTGCCTTAGACCTACTCTATAAAGGCTTTATCAAAGAAATCCATATTAATGACATAGATTTTGCTATCTATGCTTTCTGGTATGCCGCTGTTTACCAAACAGATGAAATGATTGACAAAATCCGCTCAGTCGATATATCACTAGATAATTGGTACTATTACAAAGGCATTCTGATTGATGAGTCAAATAACAATACCCTAGAAAAAGGTTTTGCTACCTTTTTTATGAATCGCTGCAATCGTTCAGGTATTTTAAAAGGTGGAATGATTGGTGGTAGAGCACAAACTGGACAATGGAAATTAGATGCTCGGTTTAATAAAGAAGAATTGATTAAACGCTTTGAACTTATTAAAAAATACCGCTCTCAAATTTATGTACATAATAAAGATGCTAAGGAATTACTAGAATCTTGCCATGATTTTTTACCCGTTCATCAATCGCTTATCTATCTAGATCCACCCTATTTTGTTAAAGGACAAGGTTTGTATCGCAACTTCTATCAAGCAAAGGATCATGAAGAGATAAAGAAAACCCTAGACCATCTTCAATATGACTGGATTGTTTCTTATGACAATGTCCCTGAAATTCGCAAGATATACAAAGGCTATTCAGCCCGTGAACATATCCTAAACTATAGTGCGTACGAAAAGAAACTTGGAAATGAAATCATTTTCTTTAGTCCAAAATTACGTATTCCTCGCAAAAATCTCCGTAAAGCAGCATAACCCCCCCCCAACCCACTCCCAAGTGGGTTTTATTTTATCTCTACACTCCCCCAAAAAACAACACTTCCTATCCCCCCTCTAACTACACCCTCTCCCATTTTCTCCTATCAACATATAAACTTCTCTCCTTAAAATTACAATTTATTACAAATTATTTTATCTCTTTTGGTTATTTTATATTTACTTTTAAAACCTTAAAGGTTATTATATGGTTAATTAAATATCCAAAAAGGAGTAACAAATGAATGCTTACAACGTCAATCAAACCATTATTTTTGCTCATTCATCTAAACGAGCGATTGATATTTTCTTGGCACAGCAAGCCAATATCCCTGCCCGTATCGTGTGTAAACCCTTAGACCATGCCATAACACTGTCTAAAGGAGTGAATAATGTCACCAAACGCACCATTCACTAATCGATACGATATTGAGCGTCTTTCACATCAGACAGGCATTCAGAATCCCTTTGAGCATATCGAGAAGAAAACCGTATTAGGTCGAGCATTACTCCTTTTTTCTCGCTATATGACAAAAAAGCAGCAACAACACACCAAACAACCTGACTTTAAAAAGAGGCAAGCTGGTGATATTTAACCTTACTTTTTTAACTAACCAAAAGGAACCAAAATGCGAAAACCCTTTGACGAAACCCTCAAACAGATACGAGCGGGCTTATTACTTAATGAGGCTGCTGAAAAACTACAAGAAGTCGTTACAGCCGTAGATGCGACCGGTAAACAAGGCGAATTTATCCTCAAGCTCACAATCAAGAAAATTGGTCGTACTGGCACCATGGAAATTGCCGATAAAGTCACCACCAAAGTACCACAGGAAGCTCCTGTAACAACCATGATGTTTGTAACACCAGAGGGGAATCTTTTAACTGAAGATCCCCGACAAACAAAACTCGACATTGAACGTGTTGAGTCTAAACCCAAAGAAAAGGTTTTAAAAATTGTTTAACCCATCTTAATTAGGAGTAAATATGGATAACTATCTAAATGAAACAGGCGATACAGAAAACATCGTTCAAACTTTATCTAAAAAGCTGGCTCAACCCGTTAAACTAGAAACAGCACTACCCAATAGCTTTGTCAGTGTTTTTGCTATACCTAAGGGCTATGATCTCGTATCAGATGCAAGTTCAGAGCAGTACCAACCTGCTCCCTATCGAGCAAAAGGGAATGTCCATTTTGTCGATGTTGATTCATTTATTGAATACGTTAATTTATACAAAACACCTGAAACACGTCTATATGCCAAGGTTGATCCTCAGAATACTGAGCAACCGCTCTTAATCAAGGCTGTATTTAACGAGCATGTTCCACACGCATTAGCTGGCTGGCGTGATTTTACTGCTACGCTGACAATGCTCCCCTCTTATGAATGGAAACTATGGAATTACCACCATAAAGAAGCGCAAAGCCAGTTTGATTTCGCTGTCTTTATTGAAGAAAACATCAAAGACATTCATCACTCAGAAGACCGTAAAACCCCAACGGGTACTGATATGCTCAAGCTAGCACTTGACTTTGAAATTAAGCAGGATAAATCCATTAAATCTATCGTACGCACGCAGTCAGGTGGTACAAAACTGGATTTTGTAGATATGGAAAACCAAGCTACGGTAGAGCAAATGCAAGCCTTTAATGAGTTTGCTATCGGTATTCCTGTTTTCTTCCACGGCAAAGGCTATGAAATCTTTGCTCGCTTACGTTACCGTCAATCACAAGCCAAACTTACTATTTGGTATGAACTCATTCGCCCTGATTTAGTCGTTGATGCTGCTGTTACCGCTGTTTTAACGACTATTAAAGAAAAAGTGAGTATCAATCCACTTTATATTGCGTAATCTCCCCTCCCAGCGTCACCTGCTACAGTGGTGAGCAAGCCGGGGCTGACCGGCACCGTTCTTTAACAATGTGTGAAATAAGGATATGTGTTTAACAATCCATAGCGTCATTGCTTTGGCGCTATGGGTGGTTTTTCCTTTTCTTCTGGTAATAATATTTTTTACAAAAGGTTCTTATATGTTTTCAACAATACTTATCTCAGCATTAGTAGCATTAATTGTCTCTTTAATAGTACATTGGTTCTTCATGACTCAGTTAACAAAATGGATTGATGATTTTTTTGATAGAGAAGATAAAACATTCAAAAAATACGCAGAAGATATTACAGAAATAGTAAGAAAAAATTTATAGGCAAACTCTGCAGAAGTTTCGACCAAGAGCGGTAAGTTGATATGGAGATAATTATTAGTTGCTTTTTCTATTGTTCTTGTATATAATAGTAAACATAGACAGGTAAATCCTAGTTAAACTGCGAAGCGGTTATCGTATCGTAAGCGTATGTGAAGTACGTCAGCACTAGGGGCTGTCGCTATTCATTTAAAGCCACCAGTTTTATACTAAATTGGTGGCTTACTTATTGCATAAAAGGACAATAAAATGCAAATCTCAGCTTATCTAGATGAAAGCGGTGATCTTGGGTGGAAATTTGATGCACCTTACCGCCAAGGTGGCTCAAGTCGTTATCTAACGATTGCCGCAATCTTAATTCATCATGATAAACGTCATTTACTTAAACGGTTAATGAGAGATTTATATAATAAAACAAAAACACCTACAAATAAAGAAGTTAAATGGGCTGCTCTCACGGTAGAACAACGTATCTGGATAGCAAATAAACTAGCAGATTTCAAAATAAAGCATGGTAATGATGTTCAATATTTCTGTATGACTGTTAATAAGGAAAAAGTCGCAGTACATATTCGTCAAGATCAAAACAAACTCTATAATTACATGGTCAAGTGCTTACTTGCCAAAGAGTTTGCAAAATATAATAAAGTTATATTCAATATTGATCAACGAACAATGAAAGTACAAAGTGGCAATTCCTTACATGATTACCTACAAACAACAATCTGGCTTGATATTGGTGCAGAAACATTACTAACAACCAATCAATGTGACAGCAAATGCCATTTAGGTGTTCAGCTTGCTGATATTATTTCAGGCATAGTACAAAGCCATTTTGAAGATGCAAAGAGCGAGCCTTTCAATATATTAGAAGTACACAGTGAAGTAAAAACACTCTTCTTTTAAAACACCCAATTGTAAACTATAGTAAGTTTATAAAGCAAACCTTATAGTTCTCATTAAAAAACCATATTTGACACCAACCGCCCTTTCAGGCATAATGAAACCACTACTAAATTCACAGCGGTTTCCGCACCTGTCAGCCAAGCGGTTTTTTTACGCCTATTTACAGGCACGTCTTCTTATGACGGGTTGAGAACTGGAAATATAACACCTTTTGGGAATACCAGTCGCCGTCTGTGAACGGTAGTTGAAGCCCGTCACCCTACTAAGCAGTATCTATTGACAACAAAAAATCTTTTTGCTACTATTTCCACAAGGTCTCAAAAGCCTATTTGTCAAACGGTCATATCACCCCGTTAGTGTGTTTTTTTATGTCTTAAATATATACAGGATATATGCCGACGGTGCGAGGAATACAATACCGTAAGGGAATAACTCCGCCAGATTTTGACACTGGTTTTGAGCCGTTGGCGCCCTCTCAAGGGTTTTATAAACTCCTCTCAAAAAGGAAGTGTCAAATGTCTAATCAATTATCTACATTTAATTTTGAATCAAATTCTATCCGTACTTTAGTTATTAATAATGAACCGTGGTTTGTTGCTAAAGATATTTGTGATATTCTAGGAATTAAAAATCCTACTCAAGCCTTAGAAAATTTAGATGATGATGAAAGGGCTATGTTTAATGTAGGGCTTAATCAGCGAGTAAATTTTGATAATCGTATTACTGAAATTAATATTGTTTCAGAAAGCGGAATGTACACCCTAATTTTACGTTGTCGTGAGGCGGTAAAAAAAGGTTCTATTCCTTACCGTTTCAGAAAATGGGTAACAAATGAGGTCCTCCCCACTATCCGCAAAACAGGCAACTATACCACCCCTACCCAAGCAACTATTGCGTATGAGCCTAAAACCCATGAGGTAGAAGACGAGGTACTGCATACATTGAGTAATTTACTCTTTCTTGCCCACCGACAAGCCGACGTGTTAGCAAAACTTTACCCTGCTCTCAAAACCATGCTTTCACAATACGCTGCTGAAGTATATAGCCTATACACCGAACCGGGACTTTCTATCTCACTTAGCGAACATCGCTTACGCAAACTTTTTACCACACTTGCCAAAGATGATGCTGAGTGGCGAAAAACCCTACACCACTTTAATGAGATGTTTCCGATAGAGAAATACAATGCACGGTTAAGCAGACAACAAGCCCTACATGCCATAGGGCGATAACTTACCGTCTATTTATGCTATTTATTTAGCATAAAGTTTACAAGCACACTTTACAAATAAATGCTGATGGGTTATGATGAAATCCTCTCAATAAACTAACAAGCAGATTCCGCACCTGTCAGCCAAGCGGTTTTTTTACGCCTATTTACAGGCACGTCTTCTATGGCGGGTCGATAGCGAGCAAATACAACACCTTCGGGAAATAGCTTGCAGCGGTTTCTTGTTAGACCGAGAGTGAGTCCCGCCACCCTCATTAAAAGTGGTATCTCTCAAAACTAACAGGAGCTCATCATGAGCAATATCACAACATTTAATTTTCAATCTAATACAATACAAGTTATTAATAAAAACAATGAAGCATGGTTTATTGCTTCAGAAATTGCATTAATCTTTGGTTATCGTGACGCATCAAATCTTGTTAGAATTTTAGATGAAGATGAAAAGGGTACTCACAATATGAGTACCCTTGGTGGAACACAATTAGCTCTAATTATTTCAGAAAGTGGACTATATCATGCAGCTTTTAAAAGTCGCAAACAAGAAGCTCAAGATTTTAGGAAATGGGTAACAAATGAAGTCCTACCAACCATTAGAAAAACAGGTAGCTACACCACCCCTACCCAAGCAACTATTGCGTATGAGCCTAAAACCCATGAGGTAGAAGACGAGGTACTGCATACATTGAGTAATTTACTCTTTCTAGCCCACCGACAAGCCGACGTGTTAGCAAAACTTTACCCTGCTCTCAAAACCATGCTTTCACAATACGCTGCTGAAGTATATAGCCTATACACCGAACCGAGACTTTCTATCTCACTTAGCGAACATCGATTACGCAAACTTTTTACCACACTTGCCAAAGATGATGCTGAGTGGCGAAAAACCCTACACCACTTTAATGAGATGTTTCCGATAGAGAAATACAATGCACGGTTAAATAGACAACAAGCCCTACACGCTATAGGGCGATAATGTACCGTCTATTTATGCTATTTATTTAGCATAAAGTTTACAAGCACACTTTACAAATAAATGCTGATGGGTTATGATGAAACCACTACTAAATTACGAGCGGATTCCGCACCTGTCAGCCAAGCGGTTTTTTTACGCCTATTTACAGGCACGTCTTCTTATGACGGGTTGAGAACTGGAAATACAACACCTTTGGGAATACCAGTCGCCGTCTCGTAACGGTAGTTGAGACCCGTCACCCTCATTCATGGTGATGATACTAACTAAATTACGAGGAGCTCATTATGAGCAATATCACAATATTTAACTTTAATAGCCACCCTGTCCGTATCGAAATTAAAGATAACGAACCTTTATTCTGCTTGACCGATGTCGCAGAAATCTTAAATATCCAAAATGCCAATCCAGCTCGTTTTAATTTAAATGAAAAGGGTGTACATAAAATGTACACCCTTACACAAGGCGGTAAACAAGAAATCACTTTTATTGATGAAGCAAACCTCTACAGGGTAATTTTTAGATCAAATAAACCGGAAGCCATTGAGTTTCAAAACTGGGTCTTTGAAGAAGTTCTCCCCACTATCCGCAAAACAGGCAACTATACCACACCTACCCAAGCAACTATTGCGTATGAGCCTAAAACCCATGAGGTAGAAGACGAGGTACTGCATACATTGAGTAATTTACTCTTTCTTGCCCACCGACAAGCCGACGTGTTAGCAAAACTTTACCCTGCTCTTAAAACCATGCTTTCACAATACGCTGCTGAAGTATATAGCCTATACACCGAACCGGGACTTTCTATCTCACTTAGCGAACATCGATTACGCAAACTTTTTACCACACTTGCCAAAGATGATGCTGAGTGGCGAAAAACCCTACACCACTTTAATGAGATGTTTCCGATAGAGAAATACAATGCACGGTTAAGCAGACAACAAGCCCTACATGCCATAGGGCGATAACTTACCGTCTATTTATGCTATCCACTCTCCTCTACCGCTGATGTCATATCACCGGTAGAGGAACATTCCTTATTTCACCCATTGTTAAAGATTTTTTAACATTTTTATAGGAATGAAATATGTCTCAACTTTGCACTATTATAGGTCTTTGCGGTACAGCCGGATCAGGTAAAAACACTTGCGGTGATATTATCCAAAATATATCCCCCGACTATATTCAATTTGCTATCGCTGATCCTCTGAAATATGAAGTTGCCAACGCTTTTCAAATAGATGATAGCTACCTCTACTCAAGAGCATTAAAAGAAAGCCGCACTTACAACCTAGCCATCTACCGTTGTAAGGATAAAGCATTTATTGAAGTATGCCGCTCACTGGATATTGATTTATATATCCCACAAACCCCTCGCCGTATTATGCAACTCTGGGGGCTAGAATATCGCCGCCAACAAAATATTAACTACTGGTTAGACCTAGCGATTACCTACATCAATAATCTGATTCAAGCCGGAGCCAAAGGGATTGTAGTTACCGATATACGCTTCCCCAATGAAGCAGAGATGATTAAATCCTGCGGTGGTCAGCTGGTATTGATTAATCGTCCCTCTCTCAAACAACAGATGGCGCATGAATCAGAAAACATCGCAGCACTCACACCTTGGATTGACCACGTCCTCTACAACCGTGGAACAACCGAGGAATTCGCAGAAGATATTCAAACCTTTTTAAAAACACAATGTAATATACAGGAGAAATAAAATGGCAAGTGTGAATAAAGTGATTATTCTTGGTAACCTAGGCAAAGATCCCGAAGTACGCTATACCCCTGATGGGGCTGCAATGGCTCGCTTTTCTGTCGCTACAACCCGTGCATGGAATGATGCAACCACCAAAGAAAAACGCAGTGAAACCGAATGGCACCGCATCTTTATGTATGGACGATTAGCCGAAATCGCCGGTGAATACCTTAAAAAGGGCTCTCAAGTTTATATTGAAGGACGTTTGCGAACACTCGAGTGGACAGATAAAAACAATATCAAACGCTACACTACTGAGATTTATGCTGAATCCATGCAGATGAACGGTAATAGAGAACCCGATAGCACACAAAAACCAGCTAATCCCCCTCCTCAGGCTGTCGCCCAAGCGAATAATCAACCCTCACAAACAACATCCGTAGAGGGCGATATACCCTTTTAAGGAGTAATGATGATAGCATTTATTAAACTCTACCAGCTCTACCGCCGAGCAGGTTGGTGTCGTAGGGCTTCCTTGAGAAGTGCTTGGGAAATTACAAAACGATTAAGATAAAGAGAATTTTATGGATAAAGATTACATCGAAGAAAATATGTTAATCAGTAGAAAAACTGTTTTTCAAATGGTTGGTCTAAGTAACTCAACCATCTGGCGGCTAGAGCGTGAAGGTAAATTCCCTAAGCGTAAACAACTCTCTAAAAATAGAGTAGCTTGGCTAAAGAAAGAAATCCTTAACTGGATTAAACAAAGAGCCGATGCTATTTAGACTAAAGCCCCTCCCCCGAAATCCACCTATCCACCATATCCGCCCATTGTTGCATCATTTCACGACGTTGGGCGGCATATTCTGCTTTATTATAAACAGCTCTTGTACCTTGTTGTTCATGAGCTAAAGACTTTTCTATCCAATCCGTATTAAATCCATATTCATTTAATAGCGTTGATCCTGTTCTACGCAAGTCATGAATAGTAAATGAATCAATCGCAATTCCCTCTTTATTCATCTCTGCCACAGTATCATTCACAACTCGATTCAGAGAAGATAACGAGATTGGCTTTACTTTAGAAGTCCGTGATGGCAAAAGATAACGAGAGTCTTCGCAAAAAACCTTAAAAGCAGTAAATATCTCCACTACTTGATGTGATAGATAAACATTATGCGCTCTTCTTGCTTTCATACGTTCTGCCGGAATTGTCCAAACATTATTTTTAAAATCAATTTCATCCCAAGTCGCATAGACTAATTCACTTTTTCTAACCATTGTATAAAGCACTAATAATACGGCTTTACGCAATGTAAGGTACTTTTCTGTATGATTGAGTGCATTAAAGAACAAGTGGATTTCTCGAGGACTCAAAGACCGTTCTCTTGGTTTAAATTTAGCAATAGATGCATTTGTCACTAACTCAGCAGGATTGACTAAATAAGCCCCCTTTGATATAGCATATTTATACGTCGCATTAAATAAATCTCTGACAAAAACAGCCGTAGATGGTGCTCCCCTATCTCGAATAGCTTCACAATGATTTCGTATGTCTTCCGGTGTAATTTCTATCATCAGCTTTGAACCAAAATCACTTTCCATTTCTCGCTTATAGGTTGCCACTCGTAATTCAAGCGTACTTTTAGCAAAATCAGCCTCCGATAAATAACGCTGTATAAAATCCCCAAAAGTATTTGCATTTTTAAGACGCAGTTTTTCTCTTTTTTTCTCTGCCATCGGTGAAATACCCTGAGCAATTAGTTTTTTGGCTTGTATTAATAATTGTCTTGCTTCACTTAAATGAATACCACTTGCCCCATACTTACCAATAGATAATGTCTCTCTTCTCCCATTAATTTGATAATCATACCTAAACGTTACTCCTCCTACCGTAGAAACATAAACATATAAACCATCACGATCACTTACCTTATAGGGTTTATCTTTTGCCTTCAGTGATTTAAGCTTAGAATCAGTCAGCAT